ATTGCAGAGTTCGCTTCTTTCGATACTTGTCGGTGAGCACCACTGTTCGCTGCGCTCCCACCATTCCTTGGAATCTTGTGAGGAATCCTTCTGGTCGCATATCGTCGAACACAGCGTATCTTGCTTCACTGTCCCAGTCGTCCAAGTTGGACATTCCGTTCCAGTAAAGATGTCTTCCAATAGATCTTGCCCATTCTGTCTTCCCGAGTCTGCTTGGTCCTTCCAACAAGAGAGATCGTCCACGCCCCGGAGACTAATCTTAGACAATAGGCATGAGAGGATATAACACTCGCCACGGTAGGGAGGGGGCTGGGGCCCCCCCGGACCTGTTACTTACGTCTAGGGCATCGACCCATTCCCGAAGTTTGTCTGGTACCACGAATTCAGTGTACTCTGGTACATACCGCTCGCGTTCGGTTGGATATTCCCGCTCACAAAACTCTTGTCTGCGTCCGTAGCTGAGAACAAAATCCCGAGGATAGCGTTCTCTAACTCGACCCAGAAAATCGTCGCGATTCGTCGCTTCATCGAGAATGGATCCGTAATGAACACCGTTTGTAGTTGGTTTGATGTTAGCCAACGGCTCACTGTCGTCTTTGAGAACGTACTTGAGGACTCGTTGGGTCGACCGTACGCGCTGAATATTGGGGTGGTGTCCGTCCAGGTCAAAAAAGCGTTCGTCCCTGGTGTATATGTAGTCCTCCCACTCGGCGTAAGCGTGAAGGTGATGGTCCCCGCTGACGTGAGACTCGCGTCCAATACAGTAGTGCTTAGCACCTCTTGTCTCCACGAGAAAATCTCGTAGCTGTTCGCGAGGGAGCTCGCATTTGGGGTACGTGAGGAAAACTCGCTTTGCATGGAAAGTGAAGCGCTTACTGGCAGGCATAATATTACAGCCTGCCAGCTAGTTGCGCTCGTTGCAACTTATAGGGATTTAAGGTCCCGGGCCGCCACCTCCTTTTTTGGATGATTTCTCGCGGCCCGTTCCAGGAACCCGATCCACGTCGCTCCTTTTGGCCAACTCGCACCGTACAAATTGGTGGACCCATTGCTCTTGCAGCTGGTGTAGCCAAATTAGCCAATCGTCTTTGGGGCCCGTACCTTTTTAATCGACTGCGCACTCGAAATGGCCAGATTTCGACGAAGAAGGCATTCCAAGTATCCGCGCCATATCGGACGCGTCGCGCGCGTCAACCGTTCATTCGTCAAGCGTATAAAGGCCGCAGAATTGCGCAATTCAGAAACCAAAAAATTCGATATCGGAGTAAACGCCGTTACACTGCGCGCCGGCGACGGAACTACCCCCGAACTGCGCATTTTCAATCCCGTTTCTCTTCTCATTCAAGGCGTAGAAAAAGATCATTTTATCGGTAATCGCATATGGATCAAAGGAATCCGACTCCGTTTCCACGTCGCTACGCAAGCACCGGGCGCGGAATTCAGGTCACCCTCGATCAGATTTATCTGGTTCTTCTCGAGATCAAACGCTTCACTGACGAGTACTGGGAGTCTCTTCGGCAATACGACGACAGTGGCGACCAATCCAGCACAGACAGCTCCCGCGCAGAACCCCGTCATATTCGATTCGACAGCCACCCCCTTTACCGGGACCCATCCGTCAACCCCTTTCGACACGACCAACATAACGATTCTCAAGACGAAGACGTACAACCTTAATCCGGGAGGATCAGCTATCTATACCCGTCCTTTCAAACTCTGGTTCCCCGTCCAGAAAAATCATACTTATCTCGATCCACAGGAAACTTCTCTCGCTACTGCGCCCAACCACGGTAAATACGGTAGTTACTACCTCGCATGGCAAGTACTTAACGTCGGATCAACTGCGGATGCCATCGCCAATACCGTACTTGCTGACGCCAATTACCATATGAGTGTGTACTTCAAGGATATTTAGTTAAAGAGAGGAGCACTTATATAAACGGTTATCACGTTAGCATTCCACCATTCCAGTTCAGCTCCGGAAAGAGTGTTTGCAGGAGAGTTGTGTCGGTTGCAGCATATGATGCACGGTCTTCCCCATTGCAGAGTTCGCTTCTTTCGATACTTGTCGGTGAGCACCACTGTTCGCTGCGCTCCCACCATTCCTTGGAATCTTGTGAGGAATCCTTCTGGTCGCATATCGTCGAACACAGCGTATCT